CACGGAGTGCGTCGAACTGCTCAACGGATGCAAACTGATTTTCAACCTCAACTTCCTCAACGGGAGTTTCTTCTTTGGTTTCAATCATTTCAACCACACCATCTTTGGTTGTCACCAAAAGACCAGTGGTAGTTTCATGCACTCCATCGGGAGCAGGAACGATACCTTCTTCGCCTTTAACATTCAATAGCATTCCAGCGGCAAGTTCCTCACCTTCAAAAACTACGATAGTGCCATCGACCAAAGTCAACTCACCAAACGCAGCAGGGATGGCTTCTTCGCTGAAACGCTGCTTCACTTCTGACATAAATGCCATCAGCGATGCTTTCATTTCGGCTAATTCTGATTTAAATTCCATATATCTTAAAAGGTAGATTGATTTTAACCTATGCAAAATTTTTCAGCATGGCGGTTATTTCACGCATCATTTCAAGGACTTCATCCTGTTCTTCCATGTCAAAAAGCCCCTCAACGCTGAAACCTTTCCATTCGCCATCCTTAACTTTTGCCCATATTTCCTCATTGTCTATTAAATAGGTCAGGAACCAACTGCCATCCTTTGCATCTTCGTACCCGGTAGGTGGCATCACACCACGTTTGCGGTCAATGAAGTAACTCTCAATCATGTGGACACCCTCTTTCACGGGGTTGGCATGGTCGGTATTCACTGCTTTGTAGGCGTCATTGCGGACAAATTTCTTTGCAATTTTCCAAATGGTGTCAGCATCGAATGTCACATAGTATTCACCCCTGATGTCATCGTAGCGGTAAATGGGTAAATCTGCCAACATTGCCGGGCCTGTCACGATTCGTTTTTCTTCGGATTGAACCGAGTATGCCTGTCGCATATCTATCTGTTGCAATTTACGACTTGCCCATTCGATACCCTCATCACCACCCCAAGCCAACCACATCAGGCGGCCACATCCATCCCCAAGTTCTTTGTCGCTGTTCTGCCTGTGCCTTTCAAACCCTGCCATCCTTGCAATAGTGTCACGGGTAATGGCTTCACCGTTAGCTAACTGATTAGCCCTGATTTTACCGACCGCTGTTCCGCAGTCACCCCATCCGTTTTCTTCTGCCCAACGCAAAGCAACCTTTGCATTTTCTTTGGCGGCTTCGGGGTAGTCATCGTAGCTTTCAAATTTCTGCAATTCGTCTTTGTGGTATAGGTATTCACTATCTGCTGTATGTGTTGCGCCAGTCATTAACCTACCATCGGCATCTTTATGCGTTGGCCCTTCATACAATTTACCATCTTTGGTATAATGTGGCATACCTTCTGCAAATTTATCTTTGCTGCTCCATTTGGAATAACACACGGCTGCGGCTTGGTCTTGCTCCATGCCTTCGCCAATCATTACCGGGATGCAACGGCTGATAAATTCATCTTCGGTTTCGTTTGCTGTCGGATCAACGAATTGGTCTTTGAATAGCATGAAGTCTTTTTGTATGGCTGGGCGGTCAACTAACGAAACAAAGTCCACCCCTGTTTCGTCATCATCATTGACCACAATTTTGTACACTGGTAATTCCATAATTATAAAAGTAGGTTTAAACGACACTTGTATTTCTTAACCTGCGAACCCTTGTCTGCGTTTTGGTGATGTCACCTTCAAGAACGTACACTCTGCCCATGCCACCGAACTGACCTTCTTCGGGTAGGGCACCGCCTGTGAGTGGGGTCATTGGTGAAGGAGCAGCACCTACCGCACCCATTCCGCCACCGCCACCGCCACCACTTGCACTACCGCCACGCAAAATATCCCTTGCACGTTTTGCGTTACTTAATACCATTGCCAATCCTGATGCGTATACGGCAGCACCTGCAATCTGTGGGCCGGGAGCAGGAACACCCATTGCCGTCATGTTTCGTGCGGTGTTACGTGCTTCAACTATTGTGGATGAAATCGCCTTTGCTGTATCGGCTGCAATGGCTGCGATTGCGAATGCCTTTTGTGCATCACTACCCTCTTTCATAAGCCCTGCCATTGCATTAAGTACATCGGATGCAGCTTGTAATCCTTGCATACGGATATCATGCAACGCTTGTTCTTTGCGCTTTTCATCCTCAACTTCCTTGTCTTTTATGTCCTTTCGCTTTTGGGCAAGTTGCAATTCAAGGGCAGCAACTTCCTCTCCATTTTCTTTGCGGATGCGGATTTCATCCTTTAACCTTTTTACTTCTAAATCTGCTGCGGCTGCGTTCAGTTCTTCGGTTGTGAGATTTTTGTCATATAGTGCCGCTTCCTGTTTTTTGTAGAAATCGTTTAACGCTGTAATTTCTTTGTCATTGGCTTGTTTTTTCCACGATGCTAAATCTTCTTCCGATTTCTTATCTTCTGCTGCTTTTTTTGCATTGGCATCTTTGGCTATTTTGGCAATTTCATCATTGAATATTTTTTCGGCTGCAATATATTCAGCAGAACCCTTGTTAAATCCTTTGACACTTGCTTTAAATCTACGTTCGGCAATTATTTCAGCACGTTGAACCTCGGTTTTACCCACCAATTCCGCATCCAATATCAGTTGTTCGGAACGCTTTTTCAATTCATCTTGCCTTGCCTTTTCATCCTGTGCTGCTTTGGCTGCTGCTGCGTTTGCATCGTCTTGGGCTTTTTTTCTTTTTTCGATTGCAGTCTTTGCCTTTTCCTGATTTTCCAACGCCTTCGCTTCATTTGGAAATCCTGCCTTTAATTGCTTGTCGTAAAGACCCTGCGCTTGGGTAACTTCCTGCTGTGCGGTTTGCAGATTTTTCAAACCCCTTTTCCCTAATTCCTGCGCACCTTTGTCTATGCCCATTAACGCACCAACTGCCCCAGCGTAAAAGTTATCCCATGAAGAAGTCTGCTCGTCAAGGTCGCTGTTTTGCAGCTCCAATAAACGCTTAGTTTTTTCCTGTAATATTTGGGCTGCTGCCTCTGTCCTTGCCCTTTGTGCAATTACCAATATATTTTCTTTGGTGCGGTCAGTCAATGTTTTCATTGAGTCCGCATTGTCAAGGTTTATGTCATTGGTTTCAATCCCTGCTTCCTTTAACTTTTCAAGAGCAAACTTCCTTTCGGCTTCCGATTTGGTGGTGTCCTGAACTATGCTATTGTAGAAGTTTAAATCATTTGCTTGGGTTCTTGTGGCCTGACCAGCGATGTTGATTTGGTCATTCATCTTCTCCATTTCGGACTTGGCAAATCCAAGCGAAACGGCAATCTCATCCCAGTATGCGGCAACGGTTGCAAGTCCTGTCAAAAGCAATCCAAGCCCGGTAGCCATGAAAACCTTGGATGCGGTGGTCATTTCTTTGAATGCCTTTACTGCATCTTGACCAAGGGTTGTGAATTGTTTTTTTGCCGCATCCAAACCTTCCAATCCCTGTGCGAATGCCATTGCACCCTGCACTTTTAAAAGGGCTTTTTGCACATCTTCGCTTTCAGCACCAAACAAAGCCATCGCACCTTGTGCAGCTTGGAAGCCATTTGCAACACCTTTGGCAATGGTGTTTATTCGGTTGAATTTGTCGGGGTGCAATGCCTGAATTTTCTCATTCAGGTCATCCATTTGGTCTTTCAGGTCTGCAACCCTTTTGGCTGCTTCAAGTGCCTGTGGTGAAAACTCCCCAAACTTCTGCGACATCGCTGCCGCTTCTTGGGTTGCTTCCCTGATTTGTGCTTTCAGCGATTTAACGCTATCCGTGCCTTTGGTTTTGGCCTCTAAATTTATTGCTACTGTGGTTGTTGCCATTTTATTTGTTTGTTAATGCGTACCATTCTGTTCCATCACATACTAAACAAGCCGTTCCGTAATGATTATTTATTGTGTAATTTGCTACCCCGTCAATCAACTGGTCTGCGTATGCGTCAATGGTGAGTGTTCCCTGCGCACCTTTTTTTACAATCCAATATAATTTGTTGGATGCGGTTGATGCGTCAGGTAATGTCAATGTGTGGTTTCCTGTTCCAAGCGAAATAATTATATCATCATGTAAGTCAATATTATAATTGTTAGGTGGGAAAGCAAAACGATTTGTGCCGAAATTATTTGCTGTCATCAACTGCCCTTGCAGCCACACTTCGTCAGCCCCTACATTCTGCACACCCTCACCAATAACCACGCTGCGTTCACTATTTGGTAAAAAGGTAGTTCCACTTGTCGCAAAGGCAGCATTTGCCCTACCAAGGTTAGTCACTGCATCCCCAGTTACTACACCGCTTCCAATGTTGTTGTATTGACCTACTGAAAATCCTTTGTTTTGAATAACCCTTCCCGGTAAATTACTACCATCGTATGGGTCTCTTTCAAATTCTTGGGTATCACCACCGCCACCACTTGACTGCGTACCGCCACCGCCAACGGTTCCTGTGGTTGCTGTGAATGTGGGCCCGGTTTTGAGGAACAAAAACTCACAGATATTTACCGATGGGTTAATCGGGTCGTAGTCCTCAATTTTATTCAGGCGGAAGTAATTGCCGTCAAAGAAATAAAGATCACGGAAAGACAATTTTTCCATGTCAGCCGGGGTCAGGTAGAAATTACCCTTTACCAACTTGCTGTCTTTGTCCACTATTTCATTGATGTATTTTCTCCAATAAGCATTATACAGGTTGTTGTTGGTTACTGGTGTTCCACCGGGAAGTCCAATATATTGAGGAAGTCCAAAATTTATATCAGTAGTGGATGCCAATGGATCGCTCAAATGACCCATGTATGGGTAGTTTGTTTTTGTTGTGGTGGTTGGTGAAGATACGGGTGTTGCTTTGCCATAGTGAATTGTGTATGTTTTGCAACTCATGTACTTGTATTGCAGTAACCTTAATTTACCAGCTTTTCCATCCTGATTGTCAGTTGAATTACCCGGCAGATATTTATCATCAAAACCAACATTGATTAGTGTTGTTGGCTGGAAACCAACTTCGATTTTCTTTTCGTCTTTTATGAAGTCATTGTTTATCGTTATCTGTCTGTCTCCATAAACCCTGTCAAAGTCTTGTTTGTATGCCTTGTTATCGTCATCGTCACCTTCGGAGTATGTGAATAGATATTTACCTGCATCCAATTCACCCATTGGTGTTATGTCCAATGGCTGTGACAAGTCCCTTTTTTCTGTCCAATCCTGTACCGTATTTGTGTAGAAATCATCACGTGGCAATACCAACAATGTTTTATTCATGTCTGTTGCTTCCACGTACAGATTAAACATCGTAAAAAGCCACTTCATAAATTCACGCTGTTTTGTTTCTCCCTGAAAAAACCCACCGAAATCTATGGTTTCGTCATAACCCCATGTTGTTGGTTTAATTTCATTAAAAATTCCACTGCCTGTTTTTTGATTATATGTCCACCCTGTCAATGGGGTAGTAAAACTGCTGTCAAAAATATTCTCTAATCGTATTTCAATAGTATCATTTCTGTTCAAATAAACATTGTAAAAATCAACTAATTGGTCAAGTGTTCCCGAACCTGATGGCCCAGCAAAACCCTGTTCACTGATGCCGACATTGAAAATATTGCCATTGATATAAATTCCGTATACAGCATAAAACACGGTCGATGGTGTAATACCTGACACGGTTGCATTGTTATCAATAAAAATATTGTAATCTCCCGAATACTGACAAGTGTAAACTCCGGTTGTGGTGTTGTATTGGTTTGATGGATCAGTTATTTCATTATTAAAAATCAATTTATTACCAGCTGTAACCGTTACATCTGTTGACCTTTCAGCTTCAAAATATCTTAATGCCACATCATCCTCGCCCAATATCGGAAATCTTGTCGGGCATGGAATAACAAGTCGCTTGAACTGCGCTGAATTGAAAAACGAACCACTTGAATAGCTGTAACCTGCACCGCTGAAAATCTTATCTACTACCGTTTTCGCATACATATAAACGGTCATGTTATCAACATTTAGATTTTGATAATCTTTGTATGTGCCATTGTCCATCCATCCATAGACATAACCCTCACCAATGGGTGCGCCACCGCTGAAATTTACATAACCGCTTGAACCATTTTTTACAATCGAAGTGTCCCATGAATTGAATATATTGGTGGCATTCAGCACGTGGTTGTATTCGGTAAAATCTAAATCTTGAAGTTTACCATCCGAAATCTTTGCGAATAGATCAGCCAACTCCCCGTGCATTGAGCATTCGTACTCGATTTGGTTCAGGTCGTTAACCTTAATCGACAACAAACGGATAAAACCTTCTATTTGCGTGACTTCATCCACGGTCAACAGCGCATCGGCTTTCAGGTTAGGATTGAAATCAGGACTGAAATTGGTGGATGTCGTGTTGCGGATGGACAAGTTCAAATCAAACAAGTGGGTGAACAGCTTGTTATTTGTTTTTGTACCGGGCAGGGTGAACGTCTTTGTCCAGTCCGATGACCTGCTTTCAGGTTCACGAATGTCAGCAATGCTCTTGTTTATCTGTATTCCAAAATCGGTGGGCAGGTCAACGCTGTACCCACCGCATACTAATCTTACGTTGTTCATGCGTTTTGTAACCTTTCGGGTTCGGTATATTCAACTGTGATTTGCAGGTTGTTCGGGCCATCAATGTAGTCAAATACCTCGTAGCTTGTGTCGGTTATGTTGACCGGAATGTTGCCGAGAAAAACCACCGGGGATGCAATCAAATCTTGCAGCCACTCAAATTCGGTTTCTGTCAACCAATTTGTGTTCAGCACCACTTGCTTTGTCTTTTCGGTTGCATAGGAAGTCATCCCGTGCTTACTGGTGTCGTACACATACTGCACTCCGCTGATGCCGTAATTGTTCCGCTTAAATTGTTTGCGAGTGACGTTGTATTTATCTCGTGACATCATGCTGCACCGCACCGTTTCAAAGCCACCCAATGGGTTCAGGAAGTACAAATATTGTGGGCTGTATTTACTGCATTCTTCTACCACATCAAACCGATACGCTTCCGTTCCGGGGGCAAGTGATCCGTTTACGACTTGCACCGTGTAGTAACTTGTATTGGCAGGAACAACACTCCCAGACGTTCCGCTGATTAAGGAACCCTGTGCGATAAGGTTCAGGTTGTTAGGCCCGGCAGCCACACGGAGCAAATATTCGGACTTGTCGGTTGTGGTGTCAAAGGTGTTATTGATTACCGATGTGGTTGTAGAACCTGCGCTGTCATAAGCAACAACCCGAACATCACAGGCATTGTCACCTCGCAAAAAGTAAAGGTAGTCATTTTGCCCTATTGTAACCCTGCGACTACGGACACGGGTCAGGAATTTACTGCTACCGCCCACAAAGTCAATTTCATAATCAGTCACCTGCTCACTTCCGTACAAATAATAAAGCCCATTCCAGCAATATTTGCCCGTGTCGGATGTCAGGTTCAGGTATTCCGTGCCGCCATATTCCTCGCCAAATTCAACTGAATAAGCAATATAAGAATTGGCACATTTTGCAGGGGCTGCCAATCCAAGTGTAAAATCATACGTCACATAATTCTGCAATATCCGTGACAAATCAAACACCCCATAGTTGGTAGTGCCGTAGAAAATAGGTGCTTTCAGTTTGGCTATGATTGTACCGGCTGCGTTTTTTACGACAGCCACAAACTTGAAATTCGTTTGAGTGTAGTTATTTGAGGACACAACATAAGCAACGGGTGAATATACCGGGCTTATGTCGTTCGGTTCGGTTTCGATTGTAATTGCCATCTACCTAAAAAAGTAGGTTTGTGCCTACCTATGTAGTGGCAATCTCACTTGTAACGTATGCCGTGATGGGTTTACCCAAGGCATCTCCCAAGTGCTGTGCGATTGCATCAATGTTGGCAGGGGTCAGTACATCGCCTATAAAATTACCGCCTTTGTAACCAAACCTCTTTATCGTTCCTTTGCTGTGTATTTTTTTGGCAATCGCAATCGCCATAGATTTACGGGCTTCCAAAACTGACTGACCGCTTTCCTGTTTTGATTTGCGAACGGGAATACCTTTTGCAGTTATCCATTCCTCAATAGATTGCCACAGGAATTTACCGCCATTGTTTCCTTGCCTTGTTCTGCCCCTGCCCT